AATGATTAACTTCATACCTCTTAGAGCGATAATTAATCCTCTTTCATCTACAAAGCCTGCAATCTTAATTAAAGCATCTTCTAAAGATGTCTCGTTAAGATCGGCTGCAGTTGTAGGCTCGTTAGCAAAAGTTCCACCATTTGTTAATGGATGATCTGTTGCTAATAGAGCTTTACCATCACCACCAGCAGTTGCTCCAGCTGTAAACGCATTATTTAACACATTCGCTGCTTTCACTTGCTTAGTATGAGCCATGGATCTGGCAAGTGCTCTCGTATAACGAGCAGATAGCTTGTCGTAGAGATTATCTTCTACAGCTTCTTCTGTTATTGAGAACGCCATTGCGACAGTTTCATGGTTATACCTTGAAGTGTAAGCCTCGTTTGCATCATCAAATGTGACACCAGAACCTTCTTGCTTAGTAGGCGCTGCTCCGAAACCACTCAACATGACCTCTTCTTCAAAGGCTCTGTCTGAAGCCTCTGTGTCAAAGATCTCTGCATGTTGACCTTCATACCTATTATACTCCATACCAAAGAGAGCGTTCAAGCCAGGCTCTAACTCTTTGGCGAGTTGTGCTCTTGAAATAGCCATACTAGACCCTCCTTAAGATGCAGTAGCGTCAGCATCCGAAGAATTTAACGCATGGTTGTTGATTTTAACTATGTATGAAACACCAGCAGCAGTATGATCCGCATTAGATACATCTTCGTGGATTCCTAAAATCATCACACAATTTGATGTATCTGTATCTTCAGCAGTTGATATATCTAGCACAGCAGAAGAAATACCAGTAGTAGTGTTACCACTTGTTCCACTTGCAATATCAGCAGTCTTGAAGATATCTACTTTAGCAGTTGCTCTGCTTGTGTTACCACCATCAGCAGCGATTATAAATCTCTGTGATGGGTCGTCATACACAAACCCTTTGATGTCAAAGTCAGTATTAGCTGACCCAGAACCAGGCCAGGTATTATTGAACCTTAACTTGCCAGTAGTTGCATCCACATACTCACATCCAGCAAAGACACCAAGTAATTGGTCTCCGTTACCAGTTGCAGATCCGATCTGAATAGTTCCGCCAGTTAATTCGGCTTTGACTGGTGAACCTTGAAAGATCGCGGAAGCATCACTAGCAATAAAGTATTGACTCGTACCTTGAGTCGCTGGACTTGAACCATGTTTTCCAACAGGCTTAAATCCGAAAGCTACATTTGCATTAGCCATTTATTGCTCCTTCTAAAAGTTACTCGGATCCAGAAGTATTCATTTTACTTCCTTTACCGAAGGTTACACGACTTTGCCTATCTGGTTTATGGATAGGCATTGAGGGATGTTGTTCCCTCATCAAGTTTTCATCCACGGCTGTCATTTGATTGCGGGTCTGCTCCCGAAAATATTCAGTTCTCTCTTGCACCGTTTCTGTGGGTATTCGTGCCAACATTAAACCACCGACACCTATAATCCCTTTGTTTTTACCCTCTTCAATAACTGGATACTTTGCAGCCACATCACCGTATTCATCGGCTTTAACTGGTTCCCATCCTTCTCTCATTCTGGAAAAAACATTTGATTTATCATCTTCACCACGAATGGAGGTTCTGATCCATCTATGTTCATATCCATCTGGAGCTGGGGGAGCATCCAACTTTGCTGGAGGTTGCCAAGGTTTTCTCCTTGAGGTATTTGCACGACTTGTGGTCTCTCGTGAAATTCTGTTTGTAGTAGCCATATTCTTACTCCTTCACATGCTTTGCATATTCTTCTAAAGGAACACCCAATCTTTTTGCTATCGCAATCTGCGATGGAGTCAGCTTGACTGTTCTACTCTTCTTTGCTCCTGACCTTGATGCTGTGTTACCAGCAGAGGCAACTCTAGGAGCATTAGTCTTTCTGTTATCCGAAAACTTATGTGAGAACTCGGATCTAATTCTGTTATCCAGTTCAGTGTAATACTCTTCGGTGTTCGGGTCAAACCCTTCTTGCTCAATTAATGTCTTATGTATGCCAAAAGCAGCGTAAGTCATTGTTTGATCTTGACCAAACCACTCGTTGTCTTGTGCCCATTTTTCGGCTCTAGGGTCTGGTTTTGGTTGAGCTTGGGGTTGAGCTTGGGGTTGAGCTTTTGTTGTTTCTTGTTTTTTTGCTTGTTCCTCACGCTCTGCTTTTATTCTTTTTAGATTTGCTTCTTCCATTGCAATTCTAGAAATATTTTGTTGTGCGTCATACAATGCGTCTGCATCACCAGACTCCAATGCTTTTTTATACGCCTCTTTCGCAGCTTGTGCTTGTGCAGTTACTCGTGTATCAAACTCACCAACATAACTATTATCTAATTTATCTAGCCTCGCTTGGAGTTCTTCGTTCTGTTTTTTGACAGATTCTGCATAAGTGATTGCAGCTTGTCTCTGTCGCTCTTCTTCCCGAAAACGGTTCGTAAGTTTGCTAATACGTTTCTTAACAGAGTCGGAATATTCAGACAAGTCATCATCATCTGCCACCTGCTCTGTATTCTGGGTTGTGGTTTGGGTATCTCCGACAACTTGATCTTCGGTGGTCGTCCCCTTTTCCTCTTTATCTCCGTCATCTATTACCTCCACTTCTTCAAAAAGTTCTTCTTGTTTTGCGTTTTGCATACATTAGGCTCCGTATGTTTTGATGTCATCGGGATTGACAATGGTTGCAATGACTTCATCGTCATTGATTATTCTAACTTCACCACCCTCTATCTGAAACCGTGATCCAGCGTAGCGACCTATGCACACCCAATCGCCTTCTTTACACCAATCACCGTCAGTTCCAAATTTGTCTACATCCTTATAAGCAAGAGGTCCCATCTTAACAACATAAGCCACAACTGTGGCTCTTGATTCTTTTTCTCTTATGGAATCTGGGACATGAATACCACCTTCAGTCTTTTCTTTGCCCATATACGGCATAACTAATATACGCCATCCAGTGGGTTTTGGTACTCTATCTTTTAAGGATAATTCTTTTGCTGCTTCGTCTGCTTTTTTCTTAGCTTCTCTTTGTCTAAGAACATATTCAGGCACTATCAATGTCATTGTCTGTTTTCTCCAGCAGGGTTCTTACTTGTTCTAATGCGTAGGATAGACCCTGTATTTCTCCCACCATCGCCTTATAACTAGCCATATCAGAGGCGTTACCACTAGTCAATGCAATACTAATCTCATTTATCCTATCGTTCAAGGATTTTTGATATTTATATAAGAAGTCGGTTACTTTCATGCTATATTTCTAATTCGTTTTCTCTTATAGCTCTACCGTACAAAGCCTCTTCTCTATCTAGTTTATTGAAATTATCTAATAAGTCGAAACCTTTCATAGTTCCAACATCAAATTCATTTCTAAAAGGCATTTGATTAACAACTTGATCTGGTAGACTAAGCACTGGACCTGAAAATTGTTGTGTCCCTCTTTCGTTTAAAAAAACATTTCGAGGGTCTGTTGATACTCTTGTAAGACCAAACGTATCTCTCATTGCGTCTCCTACCTCTTGTGCTTGACTTGGAGCTACACTAGCTATGCCTGCATTAATCTGACCAAACTGATCTGCAAATCTAGACATGTTTGCATCTCTTGTTACATTACCAAAAGCATCAAATGTAGGACTTACTTGAGGAATTGTTCCAATGGCTACGTTTGGTGTAGTGGCAACTGGATCTGTTACATTCATTTGAGCACCTGTTTGTGACATGTCTGATATTTGTTGATCGTCTCTAGTGCCCATCATTCCAGTAAAATCTTCATCTTTGAGACCACCTGCTGCATCACCTTTAAGACCAAGAGCACTTTTTGCATCATTAAAACTACTCTTGGCACTATCCATTATGCTCTGTAATCCTTTACCAATAACAGACATAATGCCAACTGGTTCCATATTAGCGATAGTTCTTTCTAGTGGAGAATAGTATTTAGGTCCAAACTTACCCATCGGACCTTCAAGTTGTGGTAACATTTGACTTGGAACATCAAATGATATTTGATTACGCAAATTAAAATCGGGAGTTAAACCTCGACCTATCATGTTCAAAGCGGCAAAGTTTGGATCATAATTAGAAGCATTTGTA